ACAGCAGAAGGAAACAATGTTACAGCTTTCCAAATCGATAATTTAAGTGGAGTAGAAAATGTAATGGGTGAATATTGGAGCTATATTATGGACTTTATCGAGGACATGAAAAAAGTATTCCCTACATTAAAAGACGATTGGGGTATTTACGTTCCCGAGGTAAAATATCTTTCACCAGAACCACTTGTAAACTATCGTAATTTATCCCTTACGAAATTCCCCAATGTACACTTTGTGGGAGACGCATTATCAGCTAGAGGTATAACAGTTTCAGGAGCTCAGGCAATATACGTTGCCGAGGACGTTCTTTCTTATTACCTTCGCGATACCGAATATCCGGAATTTATTAGCCATTACGTAGCATGAAAAAACAAACAATTTACGAAGAACGTCGAATGAGATCTAAGGGAGCATACCATCACTTCTTTAAAGAAAGTGGCAGCACCTCCTGGAAATACCACAACTGGGAAGGTCCAGCAATCCAACCAATTGAAGGCGAGCAAACCGAACATAAAAAAGAATACTACCTATACGGCAAGCATATGATTTTGGAACAATGGGAAGAAGCTCGTAAAAACAGAGAAGGTTTACCTTGGTATAAGAACGCTTCAATGAAAGGAACAACTCGGTTCTAATGGGACATAAGTATCAACCTGTACCTCGTAAAGGGGATATTTACAAAAAAGCTTGGGGACACGAACTTTGGATCGTAAACCACGAAGCATATTGTGGTAAACTCCTTGTATTTGAAAAAGATAAAAAATTCTCAATGCACTACCACTTGATCAAAGAAGAATCGTGGTACGTTTCTGAGGGCGAATTTGAGTATAGCTGGATTGATACTGAAAAAGCTTCCATTCACTCAACTTTGATTCGTAAGGGAGACGTCGTAGATTTAGAGGTCGGACAACCACATCAACTAAAGGCACTTACTGAAGGTGCTACAATTTTTGAGGTATCCACTAAACACTACGAGGAAGACAGTTACAGAGTACTACCAGGATCATCACAATTATGAGAATAGGATTATGTGGAACAATGAGTGTAGGTAAAACCACACTTGTAAACGCACTTAAGGAACTACCAGAGTTTAAAGACTATACGTTCAGAACTGAACGTTCAAAGTATTTGATGGAGCAGGGTATTCCCCTAAATACAGACTCTACATTAAAGGGTCAAACAGTATTTTTAGCTGAACGAGCTATGGAGCTTATGCAAGAAAATATTATTACAGATCGCACCATAATTGATGTAATGGCTTTTGCTCGCGCTTCTAAATCAATGGACCCCGTTGAAAAATATGATTTTGAGCAACTAGCTATGTTGTTAATTAAAGACTATGACTATATTTTTTATATAAATCCTGAAGGAGTAGATATAGAAGATAATGGCATACGTGAAACAGATACTGAATATCGTAAGCTAATTGATTTTATAATTGTTAACTATCTTAAATCAAGACGTTCTCTTATTAAAAATTATGGTATATTGGAAGGTCCTACTGAAGAGCGTATCAAACAGCTTAAATTTCAATTAGGTTTGTGATATTTATAAGAAAACTATAATATATTTGAAGATGAGAATATCTGAATTAAAAAAAGCTATCCGCGAAATGATCGTAGGCGAGTTAAACGAGGTTGAATTCCAATCAAAATCTGGAGAGCTTAGTGATGTTGAAACAAGAGCAAAACCCGGCGATACTATTAAAGTAGTAGCCGAAGACGAGGCGCTTAATGAAATGGCTAAAATCGCAGGCGATCTAAAAGTAGCTATCGAAAAAGTAATCGAAAAAAATAAAGACGGAGAAAAGAAAGACATCCGTAAGGCTATTAAAACAGACGATAAAGTTCAAGCTGCACTAGGACCAGACGACGATTTATTCGATAACCAACTTAATAAATTTATCGATCTAGTAAGAGGCGAAAGAGAAGTAGGTCAACGCGGACGTAAAGCAGATCCAAACAAACCAGCTAAAGAGCCTAAAGAGCCAGGAATGCGTGGTCGCCCCAAATCAGCAAATCCTGCTGCTAAGAAAAAAGACGAGAAGGTAAAAACATTCTCAATGACTAAAAAATACTATTCTGACAGCGAAGACCAAGACGGACCATCCGATTTGGAACTACGTAAACTAGCTGGTTCAGGTGGTAAACTTGAAAAAGGTAAAACAGCTCAACTCCGTGCTCAAGAAAAAACTAAATTAGTTAAAGCATTCCTAAAGGATATGAGAGATGCTGGTGTAGTAGATAACGCTAACCGTGTTTTAGATAAAGACAAGTACGCTACAGAATGGTCAAAAGCCAAAATCGAAATCGAAGATAAGGTATCTAAGCTTAAGTAATGAAATATTTTAAAAATATTCAATCACTACTTATAGTAGTATTGATAGTTGTGATTTTTTTAATGAGAAGTTGTTCAGGTAAGGGTACACCTACTGAACCACAGATCATTAGAGATACTATTGTTGAATCTTTTATTATAGAAAAAACATACCCAGTATATACCCCTAAAGTAAAGTATATCACTCAAGTAGATATTGATACATTTAGTACCCCAATCGATACTTCAGCTATCTTATCAGACTATTATGCTATCAAAACATACGAGGATAAACAAGTATTAGATAGTTTAAACTTAACTATTATCGATACTATATCTCAAAATCAGATTAAAAGCAGAAAAATTAGTTATACTTTTACTTACCCTCAAACTACCATTAGAGAAACTATTATTCTAAATAAAAGAGAATTATATTTTGGAATTGGAGCAACTGGAAACCAAGACCAATTACAATATTTAGGCGGTGAAGTGGTTTTTAGAAATAAAAAAAGACAGGCGTACGGCTTGGGAGTTGGTGTTGATCAAAATCTAGTTCCAGTAATCTCTGCTCGTATGTACTGGAAACTAGGAAAATGAGTGATCAGGATTTAAGAAAAATAATACAACAGGAATACGTAAAATGCGCCCAAGATCCGGCTCATTTTATGCGCAAATACTGTTATATTCAACACCCCCAACGTGGTCGTGTTATCTTCAATCTATTTCCATTTCAAAGTAAGGTACTTAATCTTTGGAAAGATAACCCATATTCGGTTGTACTTAAATCTCGTCAGTTAGGTATTTCAACTTTAGCGGCCGGATATTCTTTATGGATGATGACTTTCCATAAAGACAAAAACATACTTTGTTTAGCTACAAAACAGGAAACAGCTAAAAACATGGTAACCAAGGTAAAATTCATGTATGAAAACCTACCTTCATGGCTTAAAACCCCAACAGACGAAAACAACAAATTAACATTAAGATTAAATAACGGTTCTCAAATCAAAGCAGTATCGGCAGCAGGTGATGCTGGTCGATCAGAAGCAGTATCTTTGCTTATAGTGGATGAGGCCGCGTTTATTGAAAACATCGGAGAAATATGGGCATCAGCACAACAAACACTAGCAACGGGTGGTGGAGCAATAGTACTCTCAACCCCCTATGGAACTGGAAACTGGTTTCACCAGCAATGGGTAAGAGCGGAAGCAGCAGAGAACGACTTCTTACCTATCAAGTTACCTTGGTACGTACACCCGGAGAGGGACGAGGCGTGGAGGAAACGACAAGATGAACTTCTAGGTGATCCTAGAATGGCAGCACAGGAATGTGACTGTGATTTTAGTACCTCGGGAGAAACGGTATTCTATCCCGAATGGATCGAATTTATAGCCCAAACTACCGTTAAAGAACCGGTTGAAAGACGCGGGGCAGACAAGAACCTATGGGTTTGGCAACCCGCTGATTATTCGCGAGATTACATGGTTGTAGCCGACGTAGCTCGAGGTGATGGTAGAGACTTTTCTGCCGCTCACGTGCTTGATATCGAAACAAACACCCAAGTTGCCGAATACAAGGGACAATTATCGCCAAAAGAATTCGGACATTTTCTAGTAGGACTAGCCGCCGAATACAATAATGCTCTATTGGTAGTAGAGAATGCCTCAATAGGTTGGGCAACAATAGAAACTGTTATAGAACGCGGCTATCAGAACTTCTACCAGTCACCCAAGAGTGACTTAGTGACAGCTGATTCGTATTTTAACCGATATGAATTTGGTAGTAATTTAACCCCTGGTTTTACAATGTCGCTAAAAACCAGACCACTTGTGGTAAACAAGTTTAGAGAATATATTGGTGATCGTTCTGTAACGATTCACTCGAAACGTTTACTAGAGGAAATGAAAGTATTCATTTGGAAAAACGGTAGACCAGAGGCACAAAGCGGATACAACGATGATTTAGTAATGTCGTTTGGTATTGGAATGCTTTTAAGAGACACATCACTTAAATTCCAGCAACAGGGTCTAGACATGACCCGAGCTGCTTTAAACGGGATGACAAAAACACACGGAGGAGCATATTCAGGCAACGCTGTCCAAAATCCATATACACAAAAAATAGGCAATCAGCAGGAAGATCTCCGTTGGCTCCTTTGATATTTATAATAATAAAACACACAAATGGCTGATACTAGTTTATTTTCCCGATTAAGAAGACTCTTTTCAACTGATGTAATCATCAGAAACGAGGGTGGAAGTCAGCTAAAAGTAGTTGATACTGACCATATTCAAACCAGTGGTGAATTCCAAACAAATTCTCTAGTAGATAGGTTTGGTAAAATTTACACTAACCCAGCCTCTACATCTCTTTTAGGTTCACAATTCAACATACAATACCAGTATTTAAGAACTTATCTTTATAGTGATTACGATGTAATGGATACCGACGCTATTGTAGCTTCCGCTCTTGATATTATCTCGGACGAATGTACTTTAAAGAACGATATGGGAGAGGTACTTCAAATCAGAAGTAGCGACGATGATATCCAAAAAATCCTTTACAATCTATTCTATGATGTACTTAACATTGAGTTTAATCTTTGGTCTTGGACTCGTCAAATGTGTAAATACGGTGATTTCTTCTTAAAGCTAGAGATCGCAGAAAAATTTGGTGTATATAACGTAATTCCTTATACAGCATACCATATTCAAAGACGCGAAAACTTTGACATGGAAAACCCAGCAAAGGTTCAGTTCCTTTATTCACCCGATGGATACTATACAGGTGGTTCAGGTTACTATGCTACACCAAATACTAAACCATCTGAAAATCAGATTGTATTTGATAACTACGAGGTAGCTCACTTCCGCTTATTAACGGATGTAAACTATCTTCCCTATGGTCGTTCATATCTTGAACCAGGACGTCGCTTATTTAAGCAATATGTGTTGATGGAGGATGCTATGTTGATCCACCGTATTGCTCGTGCTCCAGAAAAACGTATTTTCTACATTAACGTAGGTAATATTCCACCACAAGAGGTTGATGCATTTATGCAGAAAACTATCAACACAATGAAGAAAACTCCATTGATGGATGAAAAAACAGGTGAATATAACTTAAAATACAACATGCAGAACCTACTTGAGGATTTCTACATCCCAGTAAGAGGTAATGACACTGCAACTAAAATCGACACTACAAAAGGTCTAGAATACAACGGTATCGAGGACGTAGCTTACCTAAGAGATAAACTATTTGCTGCCCTTAAGGTACCTAAAGCGTTCATGGGCTATGAAAAAGACTTAACTGGTAAGGCCACGTTAGCGGCTGAAGATATTCGTTTTGCTCGTACCATTGATCGTATTCAACGAATCCTATTATCTGAGCTATACAAGATTGCTTTAGTACACTTGTACTCACAGGGATATGATGGTGAGCAATTAACAAACTTTGAACTTAAGTTAACTACTCCTTCAATCATTGCAGAGCAAGAAAAAGTTGCTCTACTAAAAGAAAAAGTAGCCCTAGCTAAAGAAATGTTGGATACTAAAATCATCCCATCCGATTGGATTTATGATAACGTATTCCAATTCAGCCAGGACCAATACGATGAATACCGAGATTTGATCATTCAAGACCAAAAACGTGCATTCCGTAATCAACAAATAGCTGAAGAAGGTAATGACCCGATTGAAACTGGTCGTTCATACGGAACTCCACACGATCTAGCCTCACTATATGGTAGAGAAAGATATCAAGATAATTCAGTACCAGATGGGTACGATGAAAAAGCTGAATTAGGTCGCCCTAAAGAAAAAGCATCTAATATAGACACTCAGGATAACCCATTGGGTAGAGATCGTTTAGGTAAAAAAGATATGAAAAAAGACGACCAAGAAGGTACAGGTAGAACTCAATTTAAAGGTGGTTCACCTCTAGCGCTAGAAGGTACTAAACTTGAACTATCTAAAAATAGAACATTATTGGAAAGTCTTCACAAAAAACTAGTATTCCAAAGCGATAAAGCTAAAGAATCGTTATTAGATGAGTCTAATTTGACTGATTAAATATCTCAATATATTTATAATAAATCCTAATAGGAATGAATATCAAACACTCGAAATATAAAAATACGGGCATTCTATTTGAATTGCTGGTACGTCAAGTAACAGCTGACACCCTTAACGGTGATCAATCTCCCGCATTAAATATTATTAAGAAATTTTTTGTTAAAAGCGAACTAGGTAAAGAACTCAAATTATATGAGACTTTAACTAAAAGTAAAAAAATAAACGAATCTCGTTCTAATTTACTTATCCAAACTCTATTAGAGTCATCTAAAAAGCTTAACAGGAAAACCCTTAAAAGAGAAAAATATAATCTTATCAACGAGATTAAAAAGCACTATAATTTAGATGAGTTTTTTAAAACAAAACTCCCTAACTATAAAACACAAGCTGCTTTTTATACACTAGTTGAAGCACAAAGCTCAATAGAGATGATCAGTCCTGATCAAATTGTAGCTAATAAGTATAGTATTTTAGAGCACTTAACACTGGGACCAGTTAACCCAGAAAAAGTAAAAGACGAGGTTTTACAAGAATTTCAAACATACGATAAGGACATAAGAATGTTAACCTATAAAATTCTATTAGAGAAATTTAACGGTAAATATTCAGATTTATACGAATCACAAAAAGAGGTACTTAAAGAATTTATCACATCAGTTGATTCTACTCCTAAACTAAGAACATTCTACAATAATAGAATCCAGCAACTTAAAGAAGAGTTAGCTACTATTAGCAATACTATAACAGATAAAGCTGTTCAAATTAAGTTAAACGAGGTGTTACCTCTTATAGTTGAGATAGAAAAAAATCAACCCATCAGAAACGAAAATATAGTTGATTTGCTCCAATACTGCGAACTCGTAGAAGAACTTAAAGCAGCCCATGGATCCTCTATTCAATAAAATTCGGGAAATAGTTAGAGGTAGGAAATTTATTCTTACCCCTACCCCCGGAGGCGAAGAAAACGAATCAGACGTAACATACGTTCCTGATTTTGAAATTCTTTTATCGGACATTAACCGCGCTTTAGAAACTCTTAGAGCAATTGCTACTGATCCCCAGGTAATAAATGACCCTAAATTTGGAGAAATATATAACCAATTTAGAGTTTTAAGAAATAATCTTAGAACCCACATGCGCACCAAATACCCTTCAGAATACCAAAAGATTAAAGGTATGTTTGAAATGAGTGGTACTGGTGGTGGTGCCGGAGCCGGATCATTCTCTCCTGGAACTGGTGGTCAGTATGCTACCCCATTTGCTTTTAAAAAGATGGGAAAACAAGAATTACCTGAAGCATCTCCCGGTGCATCATTGGGTAAAGGACCAAAAGCAGGTCCTAAAGGAGTAACGAATAACTACTATACTAAAAACTTTAAGTATAAACTAGTTAATCCCGTAAAATTAGCTGCCCAATCTAAGGCAGTAGATACTAAATACCTCTGGGGGAAACCTTAATATTTATAGGTATGTATAAGTATAAACTAAAGACTAGAATCAACGAGGCGGATCCTAAAAGAATAGAGTTCCAAAATCAACGCATTGATGCTTTCAAAGCTATTGAATCTAGATTAAACAGTTTATACCCAGCAATTGATAGAGCAAAAGACGAAACAATAGCATACTATAAAGAAAAACCAGAATCCTTTGCTGTGGTAAAACCCACAGATCTAATTATGGATTATTTAAACGACATCGAAAAATTATTAAATCA